ATACGCCTAGTTTTGCACCTTCACTCATAAGATTTTTTACAATCTCCCCCATTGGAGTACTAAGTATCTTAGCCTCACCGATAAAATTCTTTCCGTCTGCTACTAGAGAGGTAATCATATGTGATGCTCTCTCAAGATTAACAGTTGGGCCATCTGGGTGTCCGAGTTCCCCAAATGCACGATTTTCTTTGACATATTCTTTATTATATCTAGCAACTTCTTTGTTTAAAACTTCCATAGGATATACACGACCATTACGATTTTTGATATCAGCTTGCATGAAGATACCTTTAATCTTAAAATTCTTCTTACCACCTTCTTTTTCTTCTGTGATATATTCTACTTCTTGTATTTCTTCTGATATCAGTTTCATAATTCTATTCCTTATGCGTAGTTTTCGTCTTTAATGAATTCTATTAAAACAAAACCTGATGTGCCTAAACAAGATAATTCCATGTCACCTGAAGTTGCACCAGTATTTGTTGCATTAGATTTAATCAATCCAGCAGAACCATCATAGTGTCCACTTCCAGCAAGGTCAATTAATGTTACATCTGTATCACCTTGTTCAATAATTTGAACATGACCAGTAGCATCATTAGCAGTTCCTTGTACTAAACCCCACCAAATTCTTTTAATATGTAATTTTGCACCATTGGCATGTCCGTCTAAAGCACTTGCATCTAATATAGCATTTGTTGTAGTAGTATCATCTGAAATATTTACTAGGATTGTAACTGTACCACCAGCACCAGCTTGGTCTACGACTGTATCTCTTATTGTTCTTGTTGCGAATGCCATTACTAACTCCTCTTAAATTGCAAGCATTTCTTTTTCAAAGTAACTAATAAGGTCTTTTTCTTGTACCCTATATTTTTTTGAAATGTCTTTTATAGTTTTATCAAAAGTATTTAGGAAATCTGAAGGTTTAGAGTCCATTTTTTTAAAAATATCGTCTACAGCATTCTTCATCTTAGGAGATAATTTCTTATACACTTTAGATTTTTTATGCTCATCTTTCTCTACTACTGGTGAATAAAATTCATTAAACTTCTTCGTCATTTCCTTCTTCCGTTTTAGGTGCAGTTTGCACATAATTTTTTGATAGTTCTTTTCTTTTATTTTCTAACGCACTACCTATTTTTTGTGACATTGCATTTTTAAAAGCATCTTCTGCGTCTAAGTTACTGCCACTAGATATTGCATCTACAAATTCTTTACTACTCATTTTTAATCTCCATTTTCTTTATCATCTCTAGGACTTCCGTCATCTATATCGTCTGGTGATATAGGAGCCCCATCAACTTGTGGGTATCTTGTGATACCGTCTGTATTATCTGGAACATCAATTCCACCATCTTCTGGCTCCATTCCAGCTTCTTTGTTCATTTGGTCTTGCATGTCTTTTATTTCCATTTCAGTCATATTCAATACATTTCTCTGTACCCATTGTTTACTAAAGAACGTACCAATGTAAGACTCTATACCTTGTAATGCAGTCATTTGACTTTCCATCATCTCAGCTCTTTTTAACTCTGCGAAGTGACCATCTTGTAGGAAGTCATACTGGATAAGTTGTACCATGTTATCCCAGTCTTCTAAAGTAATCACACCCTTTAAGACTAAGTTTGTTTTAAGTATGTCTGTAAACAGAGGTGTAAATCTTTTACGAAGTCTTTGTACGAACTTAGTAAACTTCAATTCATCTCTTGTAATCTCTGTAGAACGACCTAAACTAAATTGTGATTCAGATTCCATTCTTGAGATAGGAACATTCAAAGACCTATACAGTTTTGTTTGAAAGTATTTAATATCTTCTATCTCACCAAGATTAGAACCGCCTGGCAAAGTGGTAATCTCTGTTCCTCTACCACCTTCTCTTCTTGGTAACCAGAAATCTTCTAACATTGACATATGGTTTCGGTCATCTCTGATTTCACCAGTAGATGCATCATACACTAATTTGTTACGATACCTGTTCATAACATCTTTCAGATATTGCTCTGCTTTTACTTTTGGTAGATTACCAACGTCAATGTAGAATATTCTTCTTTCTGGAGCTCTTGAGATACGATAGATAACAACAGAGTCCTCTATCATTCGTAATTGATTAACTGGTTTAATTGCTTTATGTAAGTAAGAAAGTATGTGACCTTTATTCTGGTCAATCAATCCAGATGGACAATATACAATACTGTCTGGAGCAATCTTAATACCTTCTTGTGTACCACCAGCTGTTGCCAAACCTTTATCATTATACATGTAGTAGTCATTAACTTTTTTAATTAATTCAATACTAGTACCTGTTTTTTGTTCTTTTGAAATCTCTTTGACTTTTCGTATTTTTCTAGGGTCAATGTAACGTAGTTCCATAATCCCTCTTTTTGGATTTTTTTTATCTATAACTTTGTGATAAAAAAGTCTTCCATCAATATACCACCTACGAAATATGTCGTGACCTTTAGTATCAAAATCTAATAATCTTAATACGCTATCAAATTCTTCTTGTATTCTTTTTTTGATTTTGTTTGGATAATTTAATTGGTCTAATACGATAGAAACAGCTTGTGCTCTTTCATTTGAAACAATACCCTCATTGATAATATCTTCAATCGCACTATCTACTTCTGATTGTTGTGCAATATCACGATATCTTCTAATCAAGTCTGCTTCGGTTCTTTCTCTACCGTCCGTATCTAAAACTTGACTAAAGAAACCACCACCAGCAACTTCTACGCTGCCGTCATCCATAGATGGAGGAGTGAATTTCTCACTCCCCTTATCATCTTTTATTCTATTGAATCTAAATCCAAAAAGTTCTGCCATACTATAAAATCTCCCTACTTTGTTGTACTATTTAGTAGGTTAAAAACTCACCGCTGAAGGTTCAAAGTGTTGGTATCGAAAAGTAACTGGAAAAGTTTCAATCTCTCCAGCTTCTGCTGACGTTAATTCTATTGCACCAACAGTCAAAGGATATGCATTTCTAAAGATATAAGTCTTTAAAATAGTATCATCTGCATCTAACTGTTCAACAAATAAATCTGTTTGATAATCAGAAGGATTTGTTACACCAGTATTATTTGCATAATCATTAATACCATTTTGCCATCTTTCCATTGCATTTCTTATCATAAAGTCTGTGTCATTGTAAAAAGTTGCGTCCCAAGTTTCAGGAGCAGCTCTGTCACCAGACACATAGATATTTCTACCTCTGAATGGTACTGCAATTTCACCTAATGTTGAAGCAGGTAGTTGAGCTGTAGTTACAAGAAATGAACTTCTTCTTACATCAAGTCCTATTGCAATTCCAGCAGGTGGAGTTATTGTTACTCTGAACTGATTGGCTCTTGCACCACCACCAATCAGATTTGCTTTAAAGTCATCTATATTAGCCATCTTTAACCTCCTACCTCACTAAACGCAACACCAGTTCTTGTGGCGATGAAGTTCAGTGATATAAAATTAATTGAACGAGCAGGCTTAATAAAGATATCAGAAATAAATTCATTTCTATCTATGACTTCACCAGTATTATTGGTTGCATCACATTTTACTTTAAAATCAAATATACCTCTACGACCTTGAACATCTCTTAGGAAAGGTTCAACTAGGTTTCTAAATTGTGCTCTTGTAAACTCATCATTGAACTCAAAAAGTTGAAACTTAGCTGCAGTTGCAATTGCTTTTTCTAGAACTAAGAATAATCTTCTTACGTTAATTCTATCAAATGCACTTGGTTTTGCTAATGCAGTCTTATCTCCAAATAACACAACACCTTGGCCTGGAAAATTAACAACTGGGTTAACTCTTGCACGATACAGAATATCTCTTTCTGCTTTTGTTGGGTTAAGAGAAAGTTTAATTGCACCTCTTACATTACCTCTGGTATAACCAGCAGGTGAAAACCATGCGTCTGCTACATTGTCTGTATTTGCACAAAGACCAGCAGTGTCACCATTTAATGGTACATAACGATATACATCACTATACTTATCGTACATATATTTGTAACCACTATCGAATACCATATAAGATGATGATGGACATAAGTCAAATGCAGTTTTAACATTTTCTGTTGCAGTAGATGATAATGCGATACCAACTGTTGCAGAACGGAATGGTGAAACAAATCCCACGCAATCTTTACGTCCTTCAACAAGAGCAGTAATCATAGTCACAAATGTATCTTGACCAGCTGCACTGTCTGTTGTTATACTTGATGAACCACCCATGACTAAGTTAATGTCTAATGATTCTGTATCTGCAAACTTATCATATGCAAGTTCCATCTCACCAGCAGTTACAGCATAATCATCTGTACCACCAGTTAATGCA